ATAGTGCTTCACCATTTACGATTGTTGCTGCTGTACCTGAATCAGATACTGTTGTAATATCGCTTGAATAAGCGTAAAGTGTTCCAGCACCGACTGTTACGCCTGATGCATCCTTTGCAACTGCCTTTACAGTAGTTGTATTTGCTCCAACTGCGATAACAGACTTAACTGGAGTTGCTACTATTGTAGCAATATCTCCGTAGAATGTTACTTGCTCTGTTGCAATTACTGTTCCTGTAAGTGTTGAAAGAGTGATTGTTCCAACTCCTGCTGTACCGTCAGCAAATACACCAATGTAGTTTCCTGTAGGAATTACCAGTGAACGACCAAGAGCAGAGATGGTTGTAGCGTTTGTGCCATATCCAATCAAACCTGTTCCTGAAACTGTTGCAAGAATTGATTCAGTTGCTGGACCGCCTACTGCATTCCTAGGAGTAACAACAATAACTGCTGCTGCATCTGTAGATGTTGCCTTTGCTGCATAAACTGAAGCATCTGTTGTCGCACTTGTGACTTCTCCTGCATTTAGGATTGATGTTGTATTTGAAGGAAATGGAGTTATATCCGCTGCCTTCACTGTTACTGTCCAAGATGCTGTTGGTCCATTGACTGGGCTAGTTGTTAAAATCTTAGCCTCATATGTTCCTGCTACTGTTGGAGCGCTCAAAGTTACCAAAAACTTTGCTGTTACATATGTTGGAGCGTTAACTGTTGAGTTAATATTTGCTAAAACATTGCTGCCTGCAATTACTACTGAGGCTGTTGATGTTTCTAGAAGTGATAGGGTTGCAGACTTTGCTGATCCCGCTGGTTGTGAAAACATAGCAGAGATCACTGTTGCAGTATCTGCTGATGTTTCTGAAATAAATGACAATGTTACCACTGCTGTTGCGGTATCTCCAGATGTCACAACGTCAGTCGCTGAGTCAATTGTAAGAGTTGGTGCATTAACAGCAGCACTTGTCGGAAGTGCTGTTAGTACGCCAAAAGACATTGCTGCAGCGATGCCTAGGGCGATTTTCTTAAATGAATTCATTTTTCTCCTTGGTTTTATGTTATATCTGACATTTCGCCAGAATTCTATTATAGCAGATGTGTGAAGTCTGTGTCAAACTAGACTTTGTTTTATTAACCTTAAAGTTCTTTTATTAAGACCACCCCGTACAAATTTATCATATAGGTATGACAAAGATCTGTTTGGGTCATGCCTTTTATATGTAGTAGTAGCATAAACAACATCTTCTAATTCCTGTGTCATATAAAATCTTTTAAGTTTAACATTATCGTGTGTTCTAAAATTAATATACATCAATGGGTCGCCTTTTTCAGATTTAATGTTTTTATCTAAATTATCATAAAATTGTAAGGCTGGATTGACTGGTCTAAACCATTTAGAAATATCATAACTTCCAGGAACTATGTACCCGTTATTACAAAAATTACTTTTGTGCATAAAAGGACTTAGTATTTCTATTTCAACAGGTTCTTCTGAAAAAAAGATATACCCTGGCATATAATTTAAATTATAAGTATCTTTGACTTGTAACACTCTATTCAGATATAAATCATCAAACGCCCTGTTACCTAAATTTAAAACTCTAGATTTTTCAACCCTTACATTTAGATCTACTGGATTGGTCATCATATATAAATTTTTTGTATATTCTAAAAATGATCTACAGGAAAACATTGAAGCAATGTTTGGTATATCTTTATTACTTGTTTTCTTTAAATCTTTATAAACAGAAACAAGATTATCTTCTAATAAATCAATTGCTGCATTAGTGTTAAAGGTGTTTTCAACTTTTTCAAATGTTGGCTTGGATGCATAGTAAACAGTAATCATAATAAATTTAACTTTCCTAAAAATTCTTTAACATCATCTGGCATCTCATTGTTTCTTTCATTTTCCAATTCTTGCCTTTTTTGCCTTTGCATTTCTTTGTGTGCGCTTGACCAAGTTCTAACCTCTACTTCAAGATTATTTTCTTTACTAGTATATGATATCGCACCAAAGGCTGCACCGCAAACTGCGTCAGCCAAATCTTTAGAAGATTTACGTGGATGGTCTACACGATTATTTTTCATAATTTTAAGTTCTGATAATTCTTCTAATAAAAGTGGAATGCTTGGCATAACAATTCTATCCTCATAAATAAGCATAGCCAAATCTTCATAATGTTTTTTAGCAACTGAGACTGTGTCTGTATCAATATTTACAGCCTTAAGTTCTTGCTGAATATCATATGATTGCCATCTATCGAATGTTACCTTGCCAATATTAAATCCTAATCTTCTAAGATTAATAATCCAGTTCTTTACCTCACTTAGGTTGACTGCTCCTTCTTTTTTAGGCTCCCACCATGCAACAGCATCTACTACAACAATTGGCGCTACTTGCTCATAGTCTTTAATAACCTGCAAGTTAACCCATTTTTCAACGTGTGCAATTGCTACAGCACACTTATCATGTCTTTGTGCTAAGTCTGCGTGAATGTAATATGTTTTATTTGGATCTGGAACAAACCCTTGATCAAATCTTCTAAATTCATCTACTGGATTACGAATGGTCATACATTTTTCTAACTTATCCTTTTGTTTAAAGAAAGCATCAGAAGAATATGTTGGCATACATAGGAACCGCATCATTGCATCTCCTAAGTCTGTATAAAAAGCAATTTTAAAATCATCAATACTTCTAGTTGGATTTACTTCCCATGTTGGTCTTTTAAGTGCCCATACTCCAGGAAATTTGTAAGAAATAATATGGTCTTCTTCCCACTCAATTTGTAATGTATTGTCTGGTGTTTCGTCTAGCAGTGGATTAATTATAAACTTATGTGATTTATGAACAATATCTTTGTCTGCTATAACACTCTCGTACTTTTCAGAAATGAAGTCTCCTTGATATCTTGGAAACGATAGCAATACAACCTTTCCTAAATCAGGAAAACGAGAATCTACAGTTCCTCTAAATGCCTTATATATATTGTCTGCTGTTTTACCTTGTTCATTTCCAGTGCCAACCTCACTAGCAAACCCAGAAATTTCATCAAGAACTGCAAGCAATAAGTTTAAACCTTCATGGGATTCTCTTTCTGAATGTCCAGAATAAACTGTGATAGTTTTATCAAACTCAATAGAATCTACTTTAGCATTATATCTTCCTGCAAACCAAGGAGATCTTTCTATTTTTGTTTTAAATCCTTTGAAGAAGACGTTTTTTGCTTGTTGGGCGTTGATAGCAACGTTAATAAGGTCAATTGCATCACCAGGCGGTTTGCCAAAATACCTCGCGGGATCTTTAAGACATAGCAACTTATAAACAATATAGGCACAAGCAACAGTTGAAGTGAAGTCCTTGCCACTACCCTTCCCAAGTTGTAAAATAATTTCGTTCTTAGTGTACTTGTCATAATATCTTGCTCCTTCGACATTCCCCATTAATAATTCAAGATCTGCCTTTTTATATATTTGACTCATTGCCTCTACAATTTCATATTGTGTATCTGACAATGGTGGTTGTCCAAGATAGTCTGATGACTCGACAAATGTTTTTGCATCTACTGGAGTTTCTTCAAAAGGATTATCCTGTAGCGCTTCTAAAAAATCATTGAACATCGTGGACAATTGTAATCACCTCGTCTGATCTTGATATATCAGACAACCTTTGCATAATTAAATCACGAACCTGTGGATGATCTTTTGCAATATCTTTTAATATATTAACAAGAACTTCTTGTCTTCTTTCAATTTCAACCACTTCTTCTGCAAGTTCTTTGTTTTCAAGCAATCCTGCTTTTTGCAACATCTCAATTCTTTTTGCTTCAATATCTAGGACTAGTTTAATTCCAGCAGTTTTTGCTCCTAAGTTATTGTTCATTGTTGCTTCATCAATAACTTCATATGCTTTTGCAATAAGTTTTCCATAATGTGTATCTGCAGCAGCAAGTGCTTCTTTAGCCCTAGAACGAATGGCATCATTTGCAGATACCATAACTTTCCATTCATTTAAATGTGCAACAACACGAGTTCTTGGAATACTCAAATCTTTAGAAATTTTTGTTGGATCGCTACCCTTTAAGTATTCTTCAACAACCTTATTAATTTCATCTAGATGTTCTACTATCTCAATATCCTTAGACATTTTTTCCTTCAATTCTATTAATTTCATCTTGTATATAAAAGATAGCCTTCTTTAAATCTTCAACATGTCTATACTCATCTTTTAATCCTGCTCTCCATAAATATTTAAATGCATTTCCAATATTAAAATTTCTATGACGGGTAATCTGAATACACTCAACACCAGATGGATCTGACGTGTAATGCTCAGGGTGATTTACTTGGTCTACTGTGATTTTAAGACTATCGCTCATCTTTTTGACTTCCTTAATCCAAATTTTGCAAGATAAACATAGATTGTTTCTATGCTTGCCCCACACTCTTTTGCAATTTCTTCTGGAGACTTCTTGTCAATAACAAATCTTTTCTTTAGCCATACCTCTGAAGTATAAAGTTTAGCAGACATCATGCCTCTTTGTCAACCTTAATAACGGGATCAAGCCTATTCCAATATCCGTGAGGGCTACCTTGATACATCTGTCCAGTTTCACGATCCATCAATATCCACTTTGTTGGAGCAAGAGTTCTTACAGTTAAGATTACGTCAGAATCTTCCTCTTTAAATAAAAACATGTCTCTATCGCTCATACTTCACCATCAGATTCAAGAACATCATAGTTATAGGCATTGGAATCCTCAAGTATCCACTTGTCGTAACTTTCAACATCCCACTTATTTGTATTAATTAGCCTATTTATTACTAGATCTTTTTTAGTAACAAATGATGGCTCTTTAATTCTTACCCTGTTGTTTGGCTGTACGGCAAAATTTCCATCATCTCTTTGAATAACATGTCCACATTTATGTTGCCCTGGATTTTCAGAATACCCATCATCCAAAATATTAGTTTCTGGGCTATGCCAATCTAAAGTAAATAGATAAGTTCCAGGAACATTAGTTTTATTTCTATCAATATAAGACATTCTCATATTGCTTAATGCCTGAAACTTTGTAACAGAAACGTGTGAACTAAAAGAATTCCATAAAACAAGATTATGTATCGGTTCTTCTGGAACTCCTGGCTTAGTGCAGAATGCATTAATTGGCATTCTCCACCAAATCCCACCATCTTCCATCATAAAATGAAACAGTGGGCTTCTTGCTTTAATACTTGAAACACCAAATATTACACATGGAAAATACTGATCATGACTATCCAATTGATCTCTTAAAAAATTTCCACGAACATAACATTCAATTGGTGGTATGTTTGCATTTAACTCTGGCATTAACCAACCCCTTTTTCCCAATTATTTAAACCCCAATGTCCTATGCCACAAGCATCTGCCACATCATTGTCATCTATAATCTTATCATAGTTGATTTCAATAAACTTTATAGTTCTTTCTTTTCTTATGT